GCCAGCCAGAATACGCTCAGGTGTTGCTACTTCTGGACGTGTATCAGGAATAGATGAATCGCCTGTAATCTCTGCCCAGGACATTGTCGCAGGAACCATGACACAGCGACAGTTCGGATGGCTAGGCATGATCTCGTCTGTAGCGTGTAGAGTGCCAGACAAAGCCAAGCAAGCCAGACATACACGGCTATCCTGCGTGGCTTGCCGTCGGTAACCTTGCACCGCTGGGTTCTGCGTGTAAAGTTGCCGTTGAGCTTCTCTGGCACTTCGGATCATCTCAGTTCGTGCTATCGTCTCTGCACGGCTTCTACCGATATCAGCTGCCTTACGTACACGCCGTGCTACTGTTCGTGGACCTTCACCCAGCGAGATACCCTGTACAAGAGCCATCTGCATAGCGTCAGTGGTTACCTGCGGTATGGTCGCAAATAACTCACCCAGAGGGCTTCCATCACCCGAAAAACCGACAAAGGCTTGGAGGCTTTCGTCTGGGAGTGCTGTCCATGAACTTCCGAGTGTAACGCCAGCCGGTTTACGACCAGCCGCCGTTTCAACCAGGCTCCCGCTCGCCTCATTCGCAAGGATTGCGCTTTCGAGTTGTCCATCGGCAGTTATCTGTGCCCCCTCTACAGAAAACTTTTTAAGGTTACGTCCTAACTCTTCGATGTTGTCAATAATGCGCTGACGCATCCAAAGGATGGTTTCGGATGGCGGTTCACCGTTTGCTTCACGCTCTGCGATGCGTCCCTCTAGTGCTTCGAGTTCATCGATGCTTGCTTTGGTGGCGGCTTTGTATGCACGTTGCATACGGCTGATGGCTACGCCTTCACGCTCCAGCAGGTCGTTGCGGAACTTCTGGCTAGCGGCATAGATTCTAGCCGTGCCATCGTTTACTCGTTTGAGATGTAATCCATCTCGTACCCGTAAAAAGGGTGAGACTTGTACACCACCCCCGGGGTGCAACAGTCAAGGCTCTTGCCTTCGCTCATGATCTGGTCACGCTTTGCTGTAGCCCAAGAGAATCCGGCATCACCGCCCCAGAGGTCCCACGCTACACGTCCAGCAGAAGGAAAGCCATCTTCACCAGCGTTGAAACCTTCAGCTTCCTTGTCTACTTCATGCCGTGAGAAAAAGGAATACATCCGTAGGATGGTGTCTTCGGATAACTTCTCACCGTTGACTATTTGGTTAGCACGGGCAAGACCTACACGAGTACCACCATCCCTGCCTTCTTCTTTCCATGCCAAAGCCCTGCGAGCTGCTTCTTTCATGCCTTCGTTCGGAATGTACTTGAGGTCAAACGATTTAGCCTCATCCCGCAGGGTAACCGGAGCGGCTCCAGTGTGTTGTACTGGCAAGTTCAAGAAACTCGTTACGCTTGCCGGGTCATAACCAGAGCGAATCAAGATACCCGCTGCATTGGCTGTCTCTGCAAGCGGTGCGCCACCTTCACCTTGAATCGGTATAGCGGTTGGATGCAGTACGCCTTCATCTTCTGGGATGGCTTCAAGACCAGCAATGCGCTTGGCTTCTGCACGGTCAATGATTCCAGCCTTGTACAGTTTCTCTGCACGGTCTGCTTCAGATGATAAGTCATCAGCCAGAGCACGTACATTATCCACGTTGAAGACGATGTAATCGCCTTCCTGCGTCTCTGGGTACTCTGGCAAAAGATCAGCCGTCAAAGCGTCAGAGATGGTACGCAGTAAAGGCACCATGCCATCTTCCCACGCAGCCTGCTGGGCTCTCTCGTAGTTAGCATAGGTGCTACGCTCAAGACCAGAGCCAAGACCCAAGACCATAGGATTGATGCCAAGAGCCGAGCAGATGCGCTCCTCCGGGACACGTCTCACGGAATCCAGAGCAAGCTCTGAAGGTGTGAGTGATACACGATCCATCTTGTAAGGTCCAGTCATGACAACGATGCCACCGGAACCATCACCGCTTAGGTCTTCATGCAGTTGACGCTTTACCTGCCGTGCATCATCCATGCTGAGGTCTACGCTTGCATCCTTGGCATCTGGTCCAACGATGAGTGATGGCATAGCACCGTTAGCAAGCAGTCCCCAGGCTGTCGTGCTTGCAGTGTTGTCGGTAGCAATCTCACGGAGCACAGCGGTCACCGGAGAACGCCCAAGGCGAATATCGCTAGGCTCCCTGCCGTACCTAATGTGGATGATGTCAGATACAGGGATATCAAAAGAACGTCCGTCAGTGGTGTAGACGTAGTGGGTTAGTGGGTTCGTACCGTTGCCTACAGGTCTAACCATGTCCTGCGGTAGGAACTGGAGAGCGGTAACCGTACCACGAGTGGATGAGCGTATCTTTCGGATGTAGGTATTGCCGAAAAGTTTATAGTCCTGCACAACCCATGCCCAGAACAACGACCCCATAACCAGCGGATCTGGTTGAGCGATGAGCTGAAGGGCTGGATGCTCGATAGGCTCTGCCTGTTGCATATCGACTTTACGCATGACCTCTGGCGTAGCCTGTGCCCAGTTCCGGATGTACCAATCCATGGCGGAAGCCACAACACCGTTTAGCCCTAGGTCTCCTGCTATCCTTGCCCAGTCTTTGGTGCTACCCGGTAATGCTCGGCGCAGTAATGTCTGCAACTGACCAGAGCCGTAGCCTGTCAGGTAGACATCACGAGATTGGGATAATGGTAACGGAAGCATTGCGGTAGGGTTCGCAGCTGCTTTGCGTCCAAGGAAACGGTCAAAGATACCCATATCCACAGTATCCCACAGGACTAGACTGCACCCCAACCGCGCTTTGATCCGCATACCTGCCAAGCATAAGCCAGAGCGTCCACCACGTCATCATGCCTACCAACTGGGAAGGATAACAACTCATCCTCAAAGTAAGCCGGGAGCCCTTGGCAGTGCATAACCTGTGATTGTTCGTACCGGGCTTCCAGAGGCGCAAAGCGGGTCACTTTGTCACGGTCTGGGCGTATTCCCCGAATAGGCAGTTTGGTACGTCTAAGAAGCTCTTGCACAACAGCCGCCTGATATTGCACCTGCTCGATGCCAATCATGGTGGGTTTCCACTTTTCAGCCATGGCCTCGATGAAGCGTAGCACAGAAGCAAAGTCAGCACGAGTCCGGTTGATGTCTCTAACGTAGATCGTGCCATCTTCACCACGGGATACAACAGCCACCCCGGTGTAGTCGGCTTCACTCTTGGTACTGATTGCAAGGTCAACGCCGATGTAGGTGGGCAAGCCTTCAGGGCAATCACCATAGCGCAACCACTCACGCTTGATACGAGCACCAGCCGCATCAACGAACTCCGCTAGGTATTCCTGACGAAATGCGATGCTCGGCAGAGACTCTCCAGCCTTGTCTACTTCCGTAGCATCTATCCAAGGGTTAGCGGTAGTAGGCATCTGCCATGCCATCCAGTCCGGATCTGCACCAGCCATGCCGTACAAGATCTTGAAGTAGTTAGAGCCCTTGGGCGTAGACAGAAAGAAAGCATCGCCCTTGTAGTCTGTTAGTGTTGGGCGGATGGCTTCCGTCCAGGCTTGTTCTAGATGCCTAGCCATGGCGGCTTCATCGATGATTACCCGCTTGTACTTACGACCACGGGCAACGGTTGATGGGTCATCAAGAGTCCAGTAATCAATAGCCGCCCCGGTAATCAGTTCAATGCGTGGAGCAGGAGTCTGCACAGCTCGCCGTATCACAGGCTGATAGATGCGCTTGTGATCGTTGTATGCCTCTTCTAGGAGCCTGTAGGTAGGCGCAAACCAAGCACAAGGGAGAGCATCTTTTAGGATAGGGTCGGAAAGTAAATTACCGCCGAGTGTTGTTTTACCAAAGCGTCTACCTACTCAGCCACAGGCAAGGACGTTGTATCGCCTTGCCTGTGCCAGTATTACCTTTTGTCCTTCATGTGGTCGAGGGAGAACCAATCGTATATCAGGCATCAGTTATGGTCTGTTCTGCTTATGATTCCGTCTCCTGGATACTCTGGATTGTAATAATCGGTAGGTTTACATTTGACAGGGGCATAGCCAATCCATTTAGTGGAATCGAATATCTCCCACTCTCGTTGAAAGACATTGTAAAAGAACATCTCAAAGATTGTGAATACATTCGTGGAAGTTAGACACGGTTTATCGTAGTCATCAATTTTAGGAAAATATCTTTCAAGCATCTGGGATGGTTCGTAATGCCACCATGACTCTTCATGGGCTGAAGACTTTGTAAGAATAAATTCATCTTCTGCCCAATCCTTGCACCGAACAGCACCGAATCTGTGATTGCGTAAATATGCTAAGGCTTCAAGTCCTGTCATGGTTTGTCTGCGTACTCCACGATTACCTTTACTGGGCTACCGTCTGCGCCGGTCTGTTCTACCCTGCTAGACCACTCGGCTTTGTGCTTCCGTTCTAGCCACCATGCAGCCGCCTGCCATGTTGTTTCGGAAGCATCACGAATGATTGAAACCATCTTAGCTTCGGCTTTGCCTTCTGCTTTTTCTACTGCTTCCGCAAATTCGGGATAAATCCTAAGCCAAAGGGCTAGGCTATCCTGCGAAACATCGGCAACAGCACAGGAAGCCCTGCGGGTGTTACCACCTCGCAGAGCCTCTAGAATCTTCTCTACCGTCTCCGGTTTATACTTTGTTGGTCTACCTGCTCCGGGTTGTGCTGGCATTTAGGTTAGCCTCAATTTCTTCTTTGGTTGCCCATATGAGGGCATCTTTCATTTGACGTTCTGTGATGCCTTGCTGTTTCGCTCGTCTCTTGACATCAGCGTATAGCCAACGTGTATACATCTCATTGTAGACAGCCAAGCACCCAGCGCCCAGCAGGATTCCAAGGGCAAAGATAATCATCTTGGATCTGCCTCCAGTCCTTTGTCACCGACTATATTATTCCAATCTATGCCCCAGCCATTTCTTCGATTTGGTTGTCCGCATTCCCAATCGGTGGCGCAGATCCATTCTGTAGTTAGGCGCAAACCGTTGTATTCGGCTCCACCCTTACCAACTAGACGCATCAATTCGACATCACCAACCAATGATCGCTCTTCTTTTGTGGTCTGATCCAAAGCAAACCATCCATCAGGTGCTATTTTGCGTCTTATTGCCTTACCATTTAGTAATGCAAGAATAGCTCTATCAATCATCATTGTTTCACCCATCCGCTCTGTGGATCAATGGCAACCAGTGCCCAGTCGTTAGCAAACAAATCACCAGGGGATAGGCTCAACTCTTCCAGCTGTGTTACCCGTCCCTTAGGTCCATGCAGTTCAAAGACATTCCACAGTTCGGAATACCGCAGGAATACTGAGCCTCCCCAGTCTTCTCGCCATACTGCGTTACCACCACCAGCCATCAAGGCTTGTACTACATCTCCGAATCTCATCTCATTACCTCCCAGTCATCCCTTGGTTGTCCTTCGTCATCAAATAGATCTCGCATTAGAAGGGTATACCCTTGCCATCGTCTACCGTTGTAGTGTCTTACCTGCTCGCCTTGTGAGTGCTCTATATGGCAGCAGGAAGCCCAACCAGTTCGGCGTATACACTTGCCACGCCTTAGCCATCGGTATGCTTGCTCGAATCTCATCCGATGAATACTTCCCAGTCCATTGCTAGCACATCAGCAGAACCAAAGGTGGCAACCCGGATGAATCTACGGTTACCAGCACCATCAACCATGTACAGGCATATCTTGCCATCTACAATCTGAAGGAACCATGAAGCCCCACGTCTGTGTACAAGATGTCCTGCTCGGAGTCTTTCAAGTGCTGCTGAGAATGAGCCACCTGCAAGGGTAAGCCTTCGTGCATCATCGTCTTTTTGTCGGTAGACCTCACGCTCTTTGAGCCAGCGTCCTACGGTTGTCGGGTTGTAGCCTATGGTTCGTGCAGCTGTATCGTGGCTCATACCTTGATCGCATAACTCGTCAAACCTGTCTAGTAGTTTTTGTCTCTTGGCAATGCCTGTTAGGGCTGTCTCACTTGGTCGTGGCATTGAGTGCCTCCGAGTGGTTCTCTAGTAAAACCACATATTGCAATGATCCACGTCTTGTAAAGATGCGTTTTTCATCTGCTAAAGATTTCAATGCACGTTGATAAGTAGCAATCGGAAATCCTTGATTGAGTACAAGATATTTGAATGTACTTGTTGCTACGCATCCATTATTCAATGTCAGTTCATGCATTATGGTTTTACGGCATTGCTCTAACCTAGTTTCATAAATTGAATATGGTTTAGGTGTTTCCATTGAGTGCCTCCGCTTCGCTTGCTATCCGATCAGCAAAGTCTACGTCCCTGGTTACGGCATAAGCCAGATACCAAAGTGCCTTGATGCTGTCAGCGTTTCTTGTGCCTTTGTGTGGCATCCGCTGAATGTACTTGAGGACATTACCTGTAGCAAAGTCCAGCCCCCAGTCGTCAATGACGCTGAGGGCTTGAATGCTAGATGTCCGGTAGTGTCCGGTCAACTGGCTACCGTCTGCTGAGACATGAAGCGGTCAATGTTGTATGAGA